ACCTGGACAATCAACCGTTTTTGCAAATAACATATTAGTTGCAAGAATAGGCGACCCTACCGTATCACACCCAAATCCACCAGTACCACTATGTCCTAATCACGTAGCAGTAGTAAATGCAGGCTCGCCAAATGTGTTTGTTGTAGGTATTCAAGTAGGTAGAATAGGTGATAGTGCAGACGCAGGTGCTATGATTAGTGGTTCGCCAAATGTTTTCGCAAACGGCTAGTAAAACTATATAAATATTAGTGTTATGGCACAATACGACTCGGCATTTAAAAGTAATTCTAAAAGAAACGTAAGAAAGTTTAGCGACATAGACTTAAGCTTTACTAGAAATTTGGTTACAAGTGATGTCGTACAAATAGAAGATGTCATAGCAGTTAAAAGAAGTGTTAAAAATTTAGTACAAACTAATTTTTATGAGAGACCATTTCAACCAGAATTAGGTTGTGGTATTAGAGAATTATTATTTGAAAATTTTACACCTATGACTAAAATCTTTATTGAAGGCAAGATTAGAGAGGTGTTAGTAAACTTTGAACCTAGAATTGAATTAACTAGTGTAAATGTAGATGATGACCAAGATGGTAATAGATTAGTAGTAGATGTAAATTTTTATGTAGTAGGTATACCTGGTCCACAAACGGTGCAGACTTTTTTACAAAGGTTAAGATAAGATGGCAAATAGCAAGTTAATAGTTTCAGATTTAGATTTTGACGCAATCAAAACAAACTTAAAAACATTTTTACAAAGTCAAACACAATTTCAAGATTATGATTTTGAAGGTTCAGGTCTTTCAATCTTAATTGACTTACTATCTTACAACACTCACTATATGGCTTATCTAGCCAATATGTCAACTAACGAATTATATCTTGATAGTGCCGATATTAGAAACAACATTGTATCATTAGCAAAAATGTTAGGTTATACACCTAACTCACCAAGAGCGCCAAGAGCTTCAATTGATGTTGTTGTTAATAACGGCTCAGGTACTTCAATTACTATGGCAAAAGGAACAACTTTTGTTTCAAATGTTAACGGTACATCATATCAATATTTAACTAACGAAGATATTACTACAACACCTGTTGATGGTGTTTATACTTTTTCTAATGTTGCTTTATACGAAGGTACTTTAGTTAAGTTTAAATATACGGTTGACGAAACAGATGTTGACCAGAAATTTGTAATACCTAGTGCTAACGCAGATACTTCAACATTAAAAGTTGTTGTACAAAATTCAGCAAGTGATACTACTTCAGCGACTTACTCATTATCAAGTGGTTATAGTGGTGTCTCTTCAACAACACAAGCATATTTTATTCAAGAAACAACTGATGGTAAATTTGAAGTTTATTTTGGTGATGGTGTTACCGGACAAAAACTAGTAAATGGTAATGTTGTAATTTTAGAATATGTTGTTACCAATAAAGAAGTTTCAAATGGTGCAAACACTTTTGATTTACAAGGTAGTGTTGGTGGTTTTACAGATGTTACCATAACAACTAATTCTAATTCTCAAGGTGGTGCAGAAGCTGAAGATAATGAATCAGTTAAGTTCAATGCACCTTTAAATTTTGCGGCTCAAGATAGAGCGGTAACAACAACTGATTATGAAACTCTTGTAAAAGGAATTTATCCTAATGCATTATCAGTAAGTGCTTGGGGTGGTGAAGATGATGAAACACCAAGATATGGTATTGTTAAGATTGCAATTAAGGCAGCTTCAGGTTCAACTCTAACTGACCAAACTAAATTAGATATAGTAAATGGTTTAAAAAAATATAATGTAGCTTCAGTTAAACCAGAAATTGTTGACCCGGAAACAACTTCAATATTATTAACTTCTAATATTAAGTATGACGCTAAATCTACAACTAAATCAGCAACAACTTTAAAATCAGATGTTATTAATACAATAACAACTTATAACACAGGCACATTACAAAAATTTGATGGTGTTTTTAGACACTCAAAATTAACAGGACTAATTGATAATACAGACGCAAGTATATTATCAAATATTACCACATTAAAAATTAGAAAAAACTTTACACCTATTATTAATAGTGCTACAAAATATGATATCTATTTTAGAAATGCATTATACAATCCTCATTCAGGACATAACTCTGCCGCTGGTGGTATTTTAGCTTCAACAGGATTTAAAGTGGCTTCAGACGCAACTAATGAAATGTTTTTAGATGATGATGGTAACGGTAATGTAAGAATGTATTATCTAGTTAGTGGTGTTAAAACTTATGCTAATAGTACGCAAGGTACTATTGATTATGCAACAGGTCAGGTTACATTAAATTTATTAAACATAGCTTCAATATCAAATATTAGAGGAGCGTCTTCAACGGTTATTGAGTTAACGGTTCAACCAGCTTCTAATGATGTAATTCCTGTAAGAGACCAAATTGTAGAAATAGACGTTGCAAATTCTTTAATTAATGTAGAAGAGGATACTTTTGTTGGTGGTTCTGCTGAGGCAGGTGTAGGTTACTCAACATCATCAAGTTATTAATGTTAAATGGCAAAGTTTAATGAAAAAATATCAACGATACTTAACAGCCAAATTCCAGAGTTTGTTATTGCTGACCACCCAAAGTTTGCCGAATTTCTTAAAGTCTATTATCAATTATTAGAATCAGCTGAATTACAAGTTAAAGATGTTCAAAACACCGTTGGTGTTTTAATTGAAACTGAAACTGGTCAAAATAATAATATTGTATTAAACTCAACTAGAATAGGAAGTGCCATAACACCTATTGATGAAGGCGATAAAATATTATTAGAAGAAACTGGTTATGGTAAATTTATTGTAGGTGAAACTATAAAAGGTGAAACTTCAGGTGCAGAGGCAAAAGTTTTATCTGAAGATTTAACAAATAGTAGATTAATTATATCTGCTAATGATAAATTTATTACAAATGAAATTGTAAATGGTTTAGAATCTTTAGCGTCAGCTACAATATCTAATTACAGACCTCAACCTGTTCAAAATATTTCAGACCTTGTAAACTTTAGAGACCCCGATAAAGCAATTGAATCTTTTTTAAATAACTTTAGAAATGAGTTTTTAGCAACTCTTCCTGAAGTATTAGATAACGAAGTAGATAAAAGAAACTTAATTAAAAATGTTAAGTCATTATATAAAGCAAAAGGTACTGCCGCTGGTCACGCATTATTTTTTAGATTATTATTTAATGAAACAACTGAAACACTTTACCCTAGAGAAAACTTATTAAAAGCTTCTGATGGTAATTTTGACTCTTTAAAAATTTTAAGAATTATTGAAAGAGTAGGTAATACTGAAGGATTAATTGGTAGAACAATTACTGGTAAAGATTCAAAGGCAACTGCTATTATTGAAAACTTAGCAAGATTTCAAATTGGTGATGATACAATTACAGAATTAATTATTAACAAAGATAGTGTTCAAGGTACTTTTCAAGTAGGTGAAGAAGTATCAGGAACGGCAAGTGCTACAGATGACTATTTTATTTTGGCAGATATTACAGGAATACCTGGTACAAAAACAATTACAAATAATGGTTCACTTTATCAAAAATCAGATGACATTAAAATATCTGGTGGTGGTCAAAATGCTTTATTACAAATATCAGACATTGGTACAGGTAAAATTGATGAGATAGTTTTAGATACTCCTGGTTCAGGTTATGCTATTGGTGATGTAATTAATTTTAATAATGATAATACTTTTGGTGCTAACGCTTCAGGTTTTGTAAGTATTGTTACCGGTAGTTTTGTTGACCAAAAAGGTACAATAGCTCCACCTGACGGAACGGAAGATAGACTTGTATTAGAAGATGAAACAACAGCAGGTGATACATATGCTGGTAGTGAAATAGTACAAGAAACAAATACCATTTCACCAGCAGTTCCAGGTTTTGCAAATTCAGCCGATAATGTTGTAGGTGAAATTACAAAAATATTTTTATCAAATTCAGGTAGTGGATATCAAACAACACCTATATTAACAATTACAAGTTCTGGTGGTTCAAATGGTAAAGTAAGAGCTTTTGGTAAAAATATAGGTTCTATTTTAGGTATTAATACGGTAGAACACGGTAAAAAATATGAACAATCGCCGGCGCCAACTTTATCTTTCTTTCAAAACGTATTAGTAGGTTCTGTATCTGGTAATTTTATAAAAGGAAATACTTTTACTACTTCAGGAAGTAAATCAGGTAAAATAGAAGATTTAGATACAGATAGAGGAATTTTAAAATTAAGTAATATAACAGGTGGCACAATAGGTGTTAGTGAAACTATTACATCACAATCAGGTGGTACTGCCAAAGTATTAAAAAATAATTTAGCTGTTGCAACGGTAGATGTTGTACCTGTAACCGATACAGATGGTGCTTATCTTGATGAAGTAGGTAAACTTTCAGAAAGTACAATGAGAGTACAAGATAGTTTATACTATCAAGATTTTTCTTATGTTATTAAAGTTGGTCAATCTATTAACGCTTGGCGTAATTCATTTAAAAAAACTATGCACACAGCAGGTTTTTATTTTACAGGTCAAGTAAACGTATCAACTAGATTAAATGCTCAATTAGTATCGCCAGTTCGTGGTTCTGTATCGGGTGTTTCTGATAGTCCATTTATGAGATTAATCAATACTCTATTCTCTACTATATTTGGTAGAAGATTAGGAACAAATACTGACGGAACAACAAAGAGAACAAACCCATTATCAAGTGGTGCTATAGATAGCGACCCTACAACACACGAACATTTTAGTAATAATCAAAGAGACGTAACCTTAACTAGAGAGCCAATAGTTATTGATTATACTAGTAGGGTAAGAAGACTAATATCCGATGGCACTACAACTTACAATGTAAAACAAGGTCACGCATATGCAGGACCAAGATATGCGTTTTTAAATAAAAATGCACAAACCATTTACAATCTAGCAGGTTTTAATGTTCAGGCTTTTAATGATATTAAAATTATAGGAACAAGAACAGGTTTAGATGGTAAATCAGCAGTTTTTCTTGCAACTTCTAATGAATTTGGTAGACAATTGAAAAGTAATTTTACGATACCAGCTACTATCGCAACTAACAAAAATGACTTCTCAAATACAATTACCAACTTCAGCGCTACAACTGCTACGTTTGACGACACAACGCCTTAAAAATGAGTATAAATAGTAGAGAGATTTAAAATATGCCAAAAAGTACAATAAATTTAGGAAGTTCACCCAATGACGGTACAGGTTCTAACCTACGAACCGGTGGTACTATCATTAATAATAACTTCAATGAAATATATACAAACTTCGGTGATGGTTCTAACTTAAAACCTTACATTGATTTTGCAGATGACTCTTCTACTACATTAAGAGCTAATATTGGTAATCCTATAACTATTGAAGGTGGTTTAGGGATTGATACTTTAGTTTCAAGTGGTAAATTTCAAATTAAAGTTAACGCTTCAGTATTAACAGCAAATGCTTCGGCAACTCTTACAAACAAAGCAATATCTCTAACTAACAATACCATTTCAGGTACATTAACAGAATTCAACACAGCATTAAGTGGCACAGATTTTTTATCAACTGACCAATCACAAACGGTTACAAATAAAACAATTAATGGCTCTCTTAATACTTTATCAAACATTGCAAATAACTCACTAACAAACTCTGGTTTTACAATTAGAGATAATACATCAACAACAGATGTTGTAAGTTTAGGTGAAACATTATCAATTTTAGGTACTGGTTCAGTATCTTCTACGGTGACAGGAAATACGGTAACTCTAAACGTATCTAATTTATCTAACTCTGATTTATCAGGTAGTGCAGGTATCACAAACGCAAACTTAGCTAACTCTAGTATTACAATTGGTAATAGTGCAATTTCATTAGGTGGTACTTTATCATCAGCAGGAAACTTTAACTTAACTGGTTCATCTTCATTATCTGGAACAGGTAATATTGACCAAACAGGACAAGGTTCAAAAGTTAGATTTAATTTTGCTAATGAACCTAGTTTTCCAGCATATGCAACTTATTCAGGTTCTATAGCTGTTGATGAAACAAATGAAATATTAAAATATGCAACGCCAAGTGCTTGGATTGAAGTATTATCAGAAAACTCTGTATTAGATAAAATATCAAACGTAGTACAAACAGGTGTTGCTAATGGTTATGTATTAAAATGGAATTCAGGTACTGCTCGTTGGGAAGCAAATGCAGAATCAGCTGGTGGAATAACGGTACAAGAAGAAGGCTCTTCTTTATCATCAAGTGCTACAACATTAAACTTTGTAGGTTCTGCCGTAACCGCTTCAGGAACAGGCGCAACAAAAACTATTACAATAACTGGTGGTTCAAGTGCATTAAACGATATTACAGATGTTACCGTTTCATCGCCTGTTGCTGGTGATAGTTTAGTTTATGATGGTTCTGGTTGGGTACAAGCACAAACACCAGTATCACAATTATTGGTAACTAATAATAGTTCAAGTGCTTACAGATTTACAGGTGCAGGTTTCCCTTCAACTTCAGGTGATAACCCTACTTTACACTTGAAAAAAGGCAATACTTATTACTTTATTAACAACTCTGGTGGCTCACACCCATTTAGAATACAATCAACAACAGGTACAGGTGGTACAGCATATAATACAGGAGTTACCAATAATGGTGCCTCTTCAGGTGCAATAGTATTTCACGTTTCTATGGACACACCAGCGACTTTATATTATCAATGTACATCACACGGAGCAATGCAAGGAACAATTAGTATAACATAGTAAAAACTATTATAAATATTGATTAAGGAAAAAGAAATATGCCAGCAATTATAACAAACAAGTTTAGAATACACAATTCCGAACAATTTTTTGAATCTTTTACAGAGGCTTCAGGAAATACGTATTATCTAGGAATTGGTAGGTCTCTACCTTATTCAACTGCTACAAGAGCAGATGGTAGAACAGACAATCAAGGTACAGATGTATTACCTATTACACCAGCAGATAACTTAAACGCAGAGTCATTTACTTATGATGACCTTTTAGCAGTTAAAAAAGTTAGTGATACAGATATTGCTTTTGTAGCACCTAGAAGAAATTGGGTAACTGGCACAACTTACGATATTTACAGACACGATTATGGAGAAAGAATTACTGGTACAACAACTTTACAAACTTCAAATAGTGGTGTATCAAATTTATTTGACGCAAATTTCTATGTATTAAACTCATCAAGAAATGTTTATAAGTGTTTAGATAATAATAACAATGGTGCTTCAACGGTTGAACCAACAGGTACAAACTCATCTTCAATTATATCAACTGCTGATGGTTATAAGTGGAAATATATGTATTCACTTTCTGCTTCTCAACAATCAAATTTCCTTTCAACAGATTTTATGGCCGTTTCAACAAATACAGATGTTTCATCAAACGCAGTTGATGGCGCAATTGACATTGTAAAAATTAAAACTGCTGGTTCTGGTGGTGCTGATGGTACACACACAAACATTCCGATTAGAGGTGATGGTACTGGTGGTGTTGTATCGGTAACGGTAACCTCAGGAGCGGTAACAGCGGTTACGGTAACAACAGAGGGAACAGGTTATACTTTTGGTACAATTTCAAATGCACAAATAGTTGCCGCTGGTGCAACAAGTTTAACAGGTGCTGAATTAGATGTAATTATTCCACCAAAAGGCGGACACGGAAAAAATGCAGTACAAGAATTAGGTGCTTTCTTTGTAATGACAAATACAAGTTTAGAAGGAACAGAATCAGCAAACTCTGGTGACGTTTCAGTTGCAAACGATTTTAGAAAAGTATGTTTAATTAAAGACCCGAAATCGGGTGGTTCAGCTGCAAGTGCGGCTACTTTAAGAGCAACGAAAGCAATTAGACTAACAGGTATATCAGGTACTTTTGCTGTTGATGAAAAAATAACACAATCAAGCACAGGTGCAATTGGTAAGGTTGTCGAATTTGATTCTACAAACTCAATTTTATATTATGTTCAAACAAGACACAATGACGAAGGTGTTGATAGTAATGGTAATCAAACAGCATTTTCTGGAGCTAACGTAGTAACCGGAACAGGTGGTGCTCAAGGCACACCAGAGACTTCACACTCAGCGACAACAAACAATGTAGTATTCGTCAGCGGATATTCTGTACCAGAAATTGACCACGATTCAGGTGATGTTTTATATGTAGAAAACAGAGCACCAATAACAAGAGCGGCAGACCAGACAGAGAATATCAAGTTGATTATAGAATTTTAAGGGGAATAAAAGACTATGCCAAGTCCAACTGATTTTAACTTATCTCCCTATTATGATGATTTTGCTGAGTCAAAGAATTTTCATAGAATACTTTTTAGACCAGCATTTGCCGTACAAGCGAGAGAGTTAACACAATCACAAACTATTATACAAAACCAAATTGAAAGATTTGGTGACCACGTCTTTAAACAAGGCGCAATGGTTATTCCTGGCCAAGTTTCAATTGATACATCATACACTTCTATAAAGTTAACTTCTAAATCAGCTTCATCAATAGATGTTTATAATAATACAACATTAACAGGTGCTACTTCAGGTGTTATTGCTGATGTTGTCGGAGTTTCTGCCAATGACGGTACAGACCCCGATACATTATTTGTAAAATATTCAAAAACTGGTACTGATAATGCAAAATCTGTTTTTGACGCCGGCGAAACTTTAACTTCCGATGGTACAGGTAATCCAACGGTTGTTGTTGATACAACTCACGAAGGTTCAGCGGCTGCAATTCAAAGTGGTGTATATTATATAAATGGATTTTTTGTTCAAGTTGCAGCTTCAACTTTAATACTAGACAAATATACAAATACACCATCTTATAGAATTGGTTTATCGGTTACAGAATCTTTTGTAACCCCAAGTGGTGACCCTACTCTAAATGATAGAGCTCAAGGAGTTTCAAATACAAATGCCCCAGGTGCTCATAGATTTAAAATTTCATTAGCATTAACAAAGAAAACATTAGGCAGTTCAGATGATAATAATTTCTTTGAAATTGCTAGAGTAGATAATGGTAATATAAAAAATTTAGTTAGAAATACAGAGTATGCAGTTCTTGAAGAAACTTTAGCAAGAAGAACGTTTGACGAATCAGGTGATTACACATTAACTAATCCAGATTTTGATGTTAGAGAACATTTATCTTCAGGTAATAATAGAGGTATATTTACTTCAGGTAATGGTGGATTAGAAAGTAAATTAGCAATAGGTGTTTCACCATTTAAATCATACGTAAATGGTTATGAAAATATAAAAACTAACACAACTTTTGTTGGTGTAGATAAAGCAAGAGATTTTGATACTGCTAATAATAATAAAACTAGATTTTCAGTAGATAACTTTTTTAATGTAACCAATGTATTTAATTCGCCAGATATAGGATTTGTTTCTGGTGATGTAGCGGCATTTAAAACCGTAAATTTATTTAATGAGGCTACCGTTAATAGAGGTAGTTCACAAACAACTTTAGGTTTTGACGTACCTCAAATTGGTCGTGCTAAATCAAGAGGTTTCCAATTCGTAAGTGGTACAGAAACAAACGATATAATTAATACTTCAGGAATATTTCGACATTATCTTTTTGATATTGAAATGTTTACTCAAATTAATTTACTTACAGCAGTTTCATTTACAACAGGTGAAATTGTAACCGGTTCTAATTCAGGTGCAACAGGTGTTGTACAATCAATATCGGTAACAGGAACATTTACGCCTACGGATATTTCCGTTGCAAATCCTGGTGTTGCAACTTTAGCTAATCACGGATTTAGAGACGGTCAACAGGTAACATTATCAGGTGGTAATTTTGAAATAGGTGGTGCTGCTTATACACCAGGTGTTTATTCTATAAGAAACGCAACTCAAAACACTTTTGAA